GCAGCCAAGCCGCGAGAGCGGAAGGTTCAACGACTATTCCGAAAGGAAGTAGGGCCGAGCGGCCCGAAGCGCCCAGCACCCGAAAGGGTGAAGATATAGTCTCATCTATGCGGTGACGTATAGCGGCCGAAAGGCGGGGCTGAACTCGCGACTCAGCTTGAAGATCATGTATCGACGATTCTGACAAGGTTCAGATGCTCATCGATCCGACAAGCTCGTATGCAAACGCAGCTGCGTATGCGATCGGGCGGGCCGTCGACGACGCCATAATTGACGCCGCCGATGGTACAGCACTAACAGGCAAAGCCGGTGCGACTTCCACCAGCTTGCCGGCAGGTCAAATCGTTGGCGTTGGTTCGCCAGCGGGAGGGCTTTCAATAGCGAAATTGGTCAATGCCAAGAAAATCCTTGACCAGAACAATGTAGACCCGTCGATCAAGCGGTACATCGCTGTTCATCCCGAGCAGATCGAAGACCTCTTGAACGATTCAACCGTCACCTCTGCCGACTTCAATACTGTGAAGGCATTGGTACAGGGCGAGATCAATACGTTCATGGGTTTTGAGTTCATCACTTCAACCCGGTTGAATACCGATGGTTCATCCTATCGCCAGGTTCTGGCGTGGGCTGAAGACGGTATTACGCTGGCGATGGGCAAAGACCTGATGACTGAGATCGGCCCAAGAGCAGATAAGAGCTATTCCACACAAGTTTATGTGTGTTCTTCATTCGGCGCCACGCGCATGGAAGAAGAAAAAATAGTTCAAATCCTGTGTTCGGAATAGGGGAAATGACATGGCAAATGTAAATCAAGACCTCGTCACGAATTTCCTCGCCAACCCACAGGCAATGAATCCAAGCCGTACTTTGCACGGCCGGATGCGCGTTGCTTGCGGAACCATCGCATTGGCGGCAGGTGACCTATCTGCTGGCGATACGATTATGTTGTGCCCAGTTGCAACAAACGCAGCTGTTGTCTCGATCAAGATTTTTAATGACGATCTTGACAGCGGTTCCACTTGTACGATGCATGTGGGCTTGTACACGGCCGACGGCAACGTGACTGCCAAAGATGTTGATGCCTACGCATCGGCGACCACCGACCTACGGGCCGCTGTGCTCACGGGAACTGAGGTGGCGTTCGAAGCGCGTAACATCAACCTGATGGGACAGCGCGTCTGGGAAGATGCTGGCGACAGCACCGACCCCGGCGGTCACTATCTGATAGGCATCGAGACCGATGCTGCTGGCGATACCGCCGGCGACCTCTCGTTCTTGATTACCTACATCGTCGACTAAAAAGGACTGGGGGGAGGCACTTGGCAGCCTCCCCCCGGAACTACAGCATGCGCAAAATGTTAAAAGATATTTTCTCGCCGGCCGAGGCCAGCCAACTCGCCAGCGCGTTGGGACGTGTGCCGTTCGACGCCGGCAGCATACCCAAGATTGTCGTCGAGATGCTTGCGCTCGGCGCGGCGATCACGCCGAAAAGCTACGCCGTCATTGAACGTAATCATGCCGGCCATCCCTGGCACGTCGACACGGGCGACAGGAATCAGATGCCCTGGTGCCGCTGGGTGGCATCGACCGGGCTGACACCGCCCAGCGAGTTTAGCGGCGGCGAATTTGAGTATGACGAGCCGTTCGAGCACTACGACAGCCACTATTTGACAACGCTGATCCACAGCGCAGACCAACTGCATCGCGTCATGCCGCACGAGGGTAATCGCACGGTACTGCTGATGTTTTTAGGAGAACCTCATGCCGAGTGAAGTCGACATCATAAACAGCGCGCTTAACATGGTCGGCGCCAGCAACATCATTGCGCGAAGCGAGGATTCGAAATCAGCGCGGATTACTCACCAGCGTTTTGATTACGTCAGAGACGCCGTCTGCCGAGCGCACCCGTGGAACTGCCTCATCACGCGCCGCACCCTGGCCGCCGATAGTGATAGCCCGACATTTGGCTTTACGAATCAATTCACCTTACCAGCCGATCCTTATTGCCTGCGAGTTCTACGCCTCGATTATCTCAACGTCGATTTCCGCGTCGAGGGCCGCAAGATTCACTGCGACGAAGACACGCTGAATTTAATTTATTTGGCGCGCGTCACGGACCCCAATGAGTGGGACCAGCTGCTCATTGAGGCGATCGCAGCACGGCTTGCCGCGGACACGGCGTTTGCCTTGGTGCAATCCACCAGCCTCGTCGCCACGCTCTATTCGCTGTACGAAACCAAGCTGTCGGAAGCGCGGTTCGTCGATGCCACAGAAGGCACGCCGGGCGCGATTCAGAACGTGACGGTCAGCGGCTCGTTGCAGACAGACACCCTCGTCAACGCAAGGCTCTAGCAATGGCGCGCGCTAATTTTGCCTTCTCCGCGTTCACGGCCGGTGAGCTTTCGACACGCCTAGCCGGTCGCGTCGACATGAAAAAATATTTTAATGGCTGCGAAACTCTGGAAAACCTCCTGATATTTCCCCACGGCGGCGCTACGCGCCGGCCCGGCACCCGCTACGTCGCTGACGCGAAATCAACGTCGGCGGTCTCGCGATTGATACCATTTCAATTCAATGTGACCCAGGCGTATGTGCTGGAATTTTACAATAACGGCTTCCGCATCTTCAAAGACGGCGGACAGGTTACATCAGGATCGCCGGCGTCAGCCGTCGAGGTAACGACGACCTACACGACAGCGCAGCTCAGTGAATTGAAATTCGCGCAGTCTGCCGATGTGATGTACGTCGTACACCCCTCTCACCCGGTTCGAAAGATATCCCGCACCAGCCACACCGCCTGGACGATCGCCGATGTCGATTTTACCCGCGGCCCATTTCTCGACGCGAATACGACGACAACGACGTTGACCGCCGGCGCGAGGACAGGATCGATGACGATTACCGCCTCGGCCGTGACCGGGATCAATTCCGACGGTGGCTTCACGGCAGACGACATCGGGCGATTGGTCAAGCTACATCACGGCTACGCAAAGATTACCGCGGTCGCGGACACGACGCACTGCACAGCGACGGTTCAAGACAACGATCTCTACACCGCCGAGCTCGAACCGACCTATGTGGCTAGCACGATCAGCTTTGAGGAGGGCGACCCGAGCGCTACCGGCCTCGAGCACAACGACCGAATCGTCGACACCGCCAAGAGTTTTATAAAGCAGGGCTTCCTCGACAATATGACCATAACGGCCAGCGGCACGAGCTCTAATAATGGCGACTATCTGATCGTTAAGGTCACCGAGGACACGCTGCTTGTGTCGCCGTCCGATGATGTGGCGGCCGAGGCAGCGGGGTCGAGCTTTACGCTTGTCGGCAAGTTGGCCGCAGACGACGAATGGGCGCTCGGCGCGTTCTCACCAGAAACCGGCTACCCCGGAGCGATCGCTTTTTACGAGCAGCGCCTGACTCTTGCCGGCACAACCGATCAGCCGCAGACAGTCTATTTTAGCGCTGCTGCCGACTTCGAGAATTTTACCGCCGGCACCAACGCCGGCGATGCGTTGATCTATACCCTCGGTTCGAACCAGGTCAACATCATTCGATATCTGTCGAGCTCCCGAGCGCTCCTGATCGGCACCAGTGGCGGCGAGTTTTCAGTCCGCGCTGGTGGAGCTGACGAGCCGATCACACCAGTGAACATCCAGATCAAACAGCAGTCTGCGTTCGGCGCGGCCAATGTGCAGCCGGTCCAGGTCGGATCGACCGTGCTATTCGTACAGCGGGCATCGCGAAAAATTCGCGAACTTGTTTACGATTTCAACTCTGACAGCTATATCGCGCCGGACCTGACGATTCTGGCTGAACACATTACAGCGGGCGGCATTACCGAGCTCGCCTATCAGCAGGAGCCTGACTCGATCGTCTGGGCGGTGCGGTCTGATGGCGTCCTGCTCGGCATGACGTACCGCCGCGAAGAGCAGGTTGTCGGCTGGCATCGACACATCATCGGCGGCGTCAGCGGCGCCGCCACCGTGACCGTGGCGGACTACGCAAACATTTCTGTCGGATCGACTCTGAAATTGACGAAATCGGACGGCGACACAGTGACGTTTACGTCGGAAGCATCAAGCGGTGATGCGCCGGCAAGCTCTCTCGGATTCCGGCCTTACTCGTCGAATGATGTGACGGCCGACAACATCTATACCGCGATCAACGCACATGCAGATTTCACCGTCGCCAATCCTGCGGCTGCTGTGGTCACGATCAAAGAGACTGCGCGTGCCGGCACGGGGTATCTCAGCATCGCAACCAGCGACACCACGCGGCTTGCCGTGACGAGCCAGAGTCACGCCCTGGTTGAATCGATCGCAACGATGCCAGGCAGCAACGAGGACGAGTTGTGGATGACGGTGCAGCGCACCGTAAATGGCGCGACGACGCGGACCATCGAGTATATTAAGAGTTTCGATTTCGGGTCTGATGTCGAGGATGCATTCTTTGTCGACAGCGGTCTGACGTATAACGGCAGCTCGGCAACGTCACTCAGCGGCCTAACGCATCTCGAGGCGGAAAGTGTTGCGATTAACGGCAATGGCGCAACGCAACCCCAGCAGACGGTTTCATCGGCCGCGATCAGCCTCGATCATGCCGTGACCAAGGCGCATGTCGGGCTGAATTATTCATCGACGCTCAAAACAATGCGTATCGAGGCCGGCGCTACCGACGGCACGGCGCAAGGCAAGATCAAGCGCGTCGACGAGGTGAACCTCAGACTTTATCGCAGCGTCAATGCGAAGGTCGGCCCGACGATAGCAACGCTCGATCGCATTCCGTTCCGATCGGGCGCCGATTTGATGGATAAGGCGATACCCCTGTTTACTGGAGATAAGGAACTCGAGATGCCGGCTGGATACGATCAGGACGGCTATATAATTGTCCAGCAGGATTTGCCGCTGCCGATGACGCTGGTCGGAATATTCGCGCGTGTCCAAACATACGATTGAGTTCAAATCGATCCCGTTTGAGCCAGGCCACGCGGAAGATTTGATCGGTCAGGTGGCGGTTACCGAGGCGGAAAATAAGTATTTGCGCAGCGCGTTATTGGGCAAAATTCCGGTGAACAGTGCGCCGCATCCGGCAGCACGTCACGCCGTCTCGGTGATCAGAAATGGACACCTTATCGGTGCCGGCGGTATCTACCCGGTGTGGGACGGGCTGGGCGAGGCGTGGGTGCTGCCGAGTGAACAGGTGGCACGGTACAAAAAAAGTTTCGTCAGGCTGATCCGCGAAGGCATCGATCGGATGACCGCGGAATTTGAGTTTCGCCGCGTCCAGGCGACGGCCCGCGCCGACGCTCAAACGGCGCAACGGTTTCTCGAGTTCCTGGGGTTTGAGCGCGAAGGCTTGCTGAGAGCCTACGGCCCCGACGGCGCCGATCATGTTTTGTTTGCAAAACTAACTGGAAGGTAAGCGATGCCGTATGTAGCAGCAGCAGCCGCGATTATGGGCGCCGTCGTTGCGGCGAAAGGCGCTAAAGAACAGGCAAAAGGACAGGCGAGAGCAGCCCGGTTTAATGCCGCCGTTCAGGAACGCAACGCCGAAGTCGCGGATATCGGCGCTAAACATAAAGCGCTCGTCGACGCTGTTGAGGCGCGCACACAAGTCAGCAGATTTCGCGAACTACAATCAGGTGTCAACGTCGCCTTCACGAAAAGCGGCGTGATGCCCGGCACCGGCACGGCACGCCTGGTGGCTCTGGACAATGCAGCCGAGTTCGACGAAGAAATGGCTGCGCGAAAAATGGCGACCATGAGCGCTGTGCAGGCGATGAATGAGAAGGGCGTTAATGCGCGCATGGAGGGCGAGCTACAGAAGATATATGCCCGCAACTACATCGTCGCGGGGAAATATAAGAGCCAAGCGCTGCTGTTGCAGGGCGCCTCTCAGGCGGCGTCGATGATGGCGACAGCATGAAAATTCCAACCTACAAACGGCAGACCGCTTTTCCAAGCCAGGCGGGCGCGCAGTTCCTGGGCGTTCAGGCGAGTCCCGCCGCATTTGGCGCGCCTGGTGCTGCGTTACAGCAGTTCGGGCAGACGATCGGGAACGAGGCTCAGCGATGGGGCGGGGTTATCGAGCAAGAGCACAGAAAGGGGCAGGCGTCCAAGCAATTAACGAATGAAAATATATTCAATGAAAAGTTTGCCGCGCAGCGCGCTGCTTTGCTCGATGAAAGTCCTGAGAGTTCCCTAGATGAAGCGGGCAACCAGCTGTCCGCGCGGGAGCGGGTCAATAAATTCGAGCGGGATGCGCTCGATGCAGTGAGTCTTCAAGCCAAGACCATCCAAGACAAAGACGTCCGCGCTCGCTTTATCAACAGCGCCCACACAAAAATATTCTCAGCGATGCCGCAAATTCATCAGTCTGTCAGAAAACGGTTCGAGGATCACACTACGTCTGAATGGTATAAATACCGGGACGAGGCCGAGCGTGAGATTGCGGCGCTATCGCCTGGAGACAACCGTAATAAGCGGGAGGCTCTCCATATCGCGAGGATTGATTACTTCGCGGCTGTCGGTGGCTGGACTGAGAAAATGAGGACGGTCGAGGAGCAGAAGAGTCTGGAGCGAATTGATCTCTATAGATACCGAGTTGCTGAGGCTTCGACGAAAACAGCCGAGCAGGTCGGTCAACTTGCCGCTGACCTCCAACTGAACGGGGAAAACAAGTACCCAAATATTGGCATCGATAAGCTCGACACGCTTGTCAGTGGTTTGATACAGCGCGAGCGTATGCTTATGGAAAGAGAGACGGCCGAGGCGGAAGCCGATGGTCGCGAAGCGGACAAAAAAATCATAACAGATCGAAAAGAGACCGCGGATGCGTTCGGGGTCAATATCAGTAAAACCCGTAAGGCGCTTCAGGGAAACCAAACGCCCAAGGTATCAATGGCCGAGTGGCGCGCCCAGGTTTTGACTGACTTTACCAATCGAAAGATTGATGAAAGACAAAAAGACAGGCTGATCGGCCTGATTGACGGCAAGGACCGGGTCAACGACTGGACATATTATCACCACATCATCAAGGATATCGACGACGCGATCACAGACCAAGACCTCGATCGCATCGAGGATGAGATCGACGGGGCTCTCGTGCCGCGGCGCATCGGCGAGCAGGCACACCAAAAGCTGACCAGGCACCTTACCGACCGGCGCGGCAAAACCGTACAGGATCAGCAGCGTCAGAAGTTTCGGAAAAGCCTCGAGCGCTTCCTGGCTATCCCGCAGGCGTCTGGCATTGTCGTGCTCGCGGGAGGTAAGGCCGAGGTGAACAGGGCAGAGGGTGAATCGGCCTTACAATTTTTTGCGCAACGCATCGACGATGGCGCACGGCCTGCCGTCGCGTATTACGACGCTCTCCAGCACTTCCTTAACCTTGACGGGCGCGAAGAGGTGGCGCTGAACCTCATCAGGACATCGCGGTTTGCCGATATTTTCGGATACAAGCCGGGCATGGACATCAAGAAAGGAAGCCTCCCGCGCTTTCTAACGTCTGACAATTTACAAAAGGCACGCAGCGCCCTCACCGACTATGCGCTTGGCAAAAACCTGCCCAGTGACGTACATCGCTGGGATCAGCCACCTACCTATGGGATCAGTGTCTCGCGCAAAGAGGCGGGGGAATTGCAAGGGGCCAGGCAATTGTCATCCGAACAGCGCCTCACCGTGCGGGAGCTTGTGCGCATGGAGCGTGAGCTGGAATTTCTCGAAAGTGTCATTTCTGGAGCTGTTGCTCTGCCGTCACCGCCGGTCGATGTGATACCAACAGACAACCCGCAAGAGGATGCCGTGGCGCAAGAAGAAGAAGACAATAATTTTTTTGATCGCGTCGGCGGCGCGCTCATAAGATACTTTGGCTTTGGTGATGATAACGATGACGATGATAACGACAATACAGACTTGTCCGAACGCGGGGCGGGGCAGAACTGATGGCTGAGCGTCAACCGAGATGGGCGGAAACGGCAAAACGCCCAAAGGAATACGGCTATGAGAATAAGGTGATCGTCCCGCATGCCGGCGAGCGGCGTCCCGGCGCCCCCGGCGGCGCGGGTGCCGTCGAGCCAAGGGAGGTTGTACAGTACGGCCGCGATGCGAGCAGCGGTCCAACCGCCACGATGGGACTCGATCCGATCGCCGGTCAGGTTCTCGAGGAGGAACACAACCGACATAAATCCGGCGTTGTTTACAACAGTATGATAGCCGCTGGTTGGCAAGACCCGAATATTGGAGAAGCGACCGACGCTCCACTGATCGGCGAAGATGAAGAGGTCAGCCTTGAGGATGTCTATCTAAACGAGTCGGAATACGACCCTAGCAAGCCGGCTGCCGAGCAGCCGGGCGCACAGTTTAATTACCTCTCGCAAATCGTGTACGACTGGATACACAAGCGCGGTAAGACCTCGGCACGCCCACAGGCGGCGGCAGCGCTAGATGTGACGCCGCTCGGCGTGTCTTCGTCGTCAGTGGTCAGAGAGAATGTGCGCCAGGCGTATGGGCTATACGCGCATCAGATAGACAATGCGGCTGAAGAGCAGCGGCTTGCATTGGCCGCAGAGGTGCAGGGCGCCGACATTTCGCGTTTCGGTTTGGAGTGGGCAGCGCAGCTGATGTACTCGGACATCGGAATGTTGCGTGGCTATTTGCGAGCTGAAGACATCCCCGAGGATGTCGCGATGGCGCAGGCGGCATTGTTGGAGATGTACGAGAAACTTCCGCCGTTCACCGGAAGCGGCACAATCCGCTTTCTCAAAAACCTCATCGCCAATCCAAGCACCTATTTTACCCTGGGCTCGACGGGTGTGGTGAAAAACCTGCTTGCCAAAGGCGGCGGGAACGCTCTGCGCCAGTCGATGAAACAACGCTTGCTGCGGACGGCGCTGGGATCGTCGATTATAGGCACCGAGACATCGGCCGCCGGCGTCGGTGCGGATTATATTCTACAGGTTCTCGAGCATGGCGGCAGCGAAGAGCCGTTTGTATGGGACAAGAGGCGGTCTGCGGCGGCAGGTGGCCTTGCCTTTGTCGTCGGCGCTGGCATATCGGCAGGGGCCGGCCCCGTAGTTAGCGGTGCTGCAACATTGGTGCGGAATATACAGAGCGGCACGGCGCCCGCAGGCTTGAGTATCAAAGATGTCACGCCAGGTGGCGCTGCTGCTGCGCTGGAGCCTGTCACACAGGCGACCGATTTAAGCCCGGCTGGTTTCTATTCCGCTGTCAGGCGCGCTGTGGACGCGCTGCCGCAGGAGAAGGGCGGGGCGTCACAAATGCGGGCGATGATTGCCAAAAGCGAAGGCGTCAAGGCGGAAGAGATGGCGTGGATCGGCCTGGATGAATTTCTGAAGGGCCGCAAGAATGTTACCAAGCAGGAAATCGCAGACTTTGTTGACGCCAATCAGGTCGAGGTCGTTCAAATAACAAAGGATTTAGACCAAGCCGCCGCCCGTCAAGAAAGCATGCTTTTACAGGAGCGGCGCAAGGCGGGCGAGATTACAGACGCGGAGCTTTTAGCTGGAGAGAACGCAATCTCCGAGCGAACAGCACAATATGGCCCCGGCAGTTATGACTGGGCCGACCTTACTTTAGGCGGCGGCGAAAACTACCGCGAGGTGCTGCTGACGTTGCCGCAGAGGTCATTGCCGCCAGAGTTACAAGGCGGTGCTTTCGCAAAGGCACACGGCTATGAATTAGATAAAGTTCTAACGGTTAACACGCCAGAAGGCGAACATTGGCAACGCGCTATAAGGGAGGCGGGGCAAGATGACCGGCAGCGCAATTTCACCGCCGGCCACATGAACGAACCCAACGTCCTCGCATGGGTTCGCATGGACGATCGCACTGGCCCCAACGGCGAGCGCATCCTGTTTGTCGAAGAGATGCAGAGCGATTGGCTTCAGAAAGGGAGAGAACTGCGGGTAGCTGAAATCGAGCGTATTGCTGAGAAAAATAATATCACAAAGGATGAAGCTGCCAAATTAGTTCCAGATGATTTTGGTTATGCAAACCCGGAGAAACTTGCTCGGTTGAAAGGGCAAAGAGCTAAGATATTAGCAAAGCGTGATGATGCGACTCCTGATTGGTGGCCTCGTCTTGAAGAGCTGCTAGACAAACGGGTGACTGACAGTTTAGCCGAGCTAACCCCCGCAGAACGAGACGAATATCTCAATTTAATAGCTAAACGAGAAGTGTTCGACAAAGCGACAGGAGACGCGCTTAAAGAAATCGACAGCCAAATCGCGAGTCTAGTGGGCTCCGTTCCTGACGCACCCTTCAAAAAGACATGGCATGAGATGTCACTCCGTCGCGTAATTCGCATGGCGGCCGAGGAAGGCTATGACAGCGTGGCCTGGACGCCGGGCAAGATACAGGCCGAGCGGTATGATTTGAGTAAGCAGGTTAATGAAATTGCTTACCACGCATTCGGTGATGAAACTAGCGTGATACTAAAAGGGGTGAAAGGAATTTCAGATCAGGATTTAGAGTTGGTGCTTGACGGTGAGGGCATAATTAAAGTTACCGATTTTGGCGCGCCAGATGATTGGAAAGGCAAGCACATTGAAGACGTTGTCGGAAAGGATATTGCCGAGAATATTCTGACTGGCTCTAAAAAAGGCCGCATATCGGGTGAGGGGCTCCAAGTCGGCGGCGAAGGCATGAAGGGCTTTTACGACAAGATGCTGAAGGCCTTTGCTGCGAAGTTCGGCAAGAAGTTCGGCGCAAAGGTTGGGACGACGAAGATTGATATGAAAATCGATGACATTGTTGATTACTCCGGGCCTCTTGTCTCTGATGATGTTCGCGTTTTCCATGATTTGAGTGAAGAGTTTTGGAGCGGTCTCTCTTTCAATGAACGCCAGCAGTTAGGGAGGGAGGCGGAAGAGGCTCGCACGGGTTTGGTTAAAGTCTGGACGATCCCCATCACGCCCAAGATGCGCGAGAGCGTGCTAAAAAAAGGAGTGCCGCTGTTTAGCGCGGCAGGAGCGGCCACGGCCACAGGGGCCGTGCTCTCTGAGCAAGGAACAGAGCCCGCCTCATAGGCGGGTTTTTTATTGGGAAAATTAAATGCTGACCAACAGAGCTTTTGAGTTGCAAGACGTTCAGTCCGAGTACGACCAAACGCCCGTGCTCGATGCGGAGCGGCTGGTGCCGCTCGATCAGACCAGGCAAACGACCGTAGACGAATATCAAGTGGCCGGCATGTATGACGCCATAAGTTCAGGGATGGGGCGCTGGTTGTCTCGTGGTCTTACCGGGAGCGGCAAGTTCGGCCGCGCTCACGGGAAAATGGTCGAGCGCCTGCAAAGGCGCCAAGATGCTGAAGCGGCTCTTGCAGCAGATGCCGCGCAAGAGCCCATTACTAAATATACGGTCGTGGAGTCAGCCGGCGCGTTTGAGGTCAGGGACAATGCCAGCGATGCTATCGTCGCCAGATATGCGAACGAGGCCGCGGCGCAAAAGCATGTTGTCGATCTACAGGGCGAAGCGGCCGACCTTGGCCCGCGAACAAATTGGCAAACCGCCCAGCAGCGCCTTGACGAACAACCTATGGCCCAACCGGCGCCAGCCCAGGCGGTGGACGAAACGGCAGCACCGACCCAGCAGGCTGCGGACGGGGAGCCGTTGCCGCCGAGCCTTGAAAGCGAAATGCACCGCGACGGCGGCTATCGTGAATGGGTGGAGTTCGGCGACGACACTATGGATGCGTGGATGGCAGGCATCCGCGCAGAAACGATCCCACAAAACGGCATTCTTGCTAGTGCTGGTTTGCGCGTCAAAGGCACGCAGCCGGGTATGGAGACGAAGATACCCGATGAAGGTCACGTCTACAGCATCATAGCGACCGCTGCTGAACAGATCGAAGCCAAGTTAGCCGTTCTTGGAAAGAGCGAGCGAAAGGTCATTACCCTTGAGCAGACACGCCGCACTGCTGATTTGCTTGGCGAGAACCCCGATAAATTGATGCGCCGCATGTTTGGCGGCAACATTGATCTGAGTAAGCCCGGCGCGCTCGCCGCCCATATGGTTGCTGCTCGAGACCTGCTGGTTTCGGAAATTAGGATTCTTGATGAACTGGCTGACTTTGCGTCAGGCGCGCGGCCGCACAACCACTCGACCGAGCAAGTGCAGGCTCAATGGTTGCAGCAGGCTGAACTTGTCGCAAATTTGCAGCGAGCCTTCAAGGGCGCGCAGACAGACATCGCTCGCGCTCTTAGCGCCTTCCGAATACCGGCAAGGGACGACCCGGCTCTGTTACAGCGCGACTATGCCGATCTTATCGAGAAAGCCGGCGGCCGCGGTAAGCTGGCTGATGTGATCGACGGCTACCGAAAGGAGCCAGACCTTCAGCGACGCGCGAACCAGGTAAGGCAGTTGAGCAAGGCTGCTCGCATCATGGATGGCGTAAACGAGGTTTGGATCAACTCGATGCTGTCGGGTTGGCGGACTACCATGAAAAACACCGTTGGCTCGATGACGCAGATCGTGGCGGATGTCGTCGAGGGTTACGGCGCCGCTACCATGCAGGCGCCGAAAGTTCTCTGGGGCGGCGAACGATCGGTGACGTTCACCGATGTTCAGGCCAAGGTGTTCGGTGAAATTATGGCGCTGCGCGAGGCGACTTCCGCAGCCGGGCGGGCATTTTGGCTCCGCGAAGCACCAATGGTTGGCGGGGAATCGACGATCATCAGCGGTCAGAACCCTCTACGGCCGGACGCGATATCGGCGCAGAACTGGAACGTCTCCAACAAAATGGGCGCGCGAGCCATTAACATTTTCGGCAACCTTGTGACGGCAGGTCGCGCACCGACACGCTTGCTCCAACTGGGTGATGCTTTCAACAAGACCGTCGCCTATCGGGGTAAACTCTGGGAAGAGGCATACCGCGCGGCACGGCTGGAGGGAAAAAAGGGCGAAGACCTCGAGGACTTCATTGTAGATTTCCTTCTCGAACCGCCCGACGATGTCGCTGCGCGCGCTCTGGAGCATGCGAAATATGTGACACTTCAGTCTGATTTCGAGCATGGCTCCACGCTGAAATTGCTGCAACAGGCTGCGGGCAAGCGTTTCCTGCGCTTTATAGTGCCGTTTTATAAAACGCCGGTGAACAGCGTCTTGTACGTCGGCGAGCGCTCGCCGTTCGCGCTGTTTATGGGGCAGCGTTTTCGCAGCCAGGTTAAGGAGGGCGGCGCGCCGCGGGCGATGGCGCTCTCCCGCATGAGCACCGGCTCGGCGCTGATGGTTTGGCTTGCTACCGAATACGACTCAGGAAACTTCACCGGCGGCATCTCAAGTAATGCCGACATCCGCGCGGCGTATGAGCGCATGGGCATCAAGCCGTATCACATACGCATCGGTGACGACTGGTATAACTACAACTTGCTTGAGCCGTTCTCGACGGTTCTCGGGCTGGTCAGCGACGCAATGGAAGTGATCGCGCATCGCGACACGGACGACAGGACTGCCGCCGAGGTCTGGTTCGGCGTCGCTGGTGTCATTGGCTACAACATGCAAAACAAGACGTTCATGGCGGGTTTGTCATCGGCGCTGGAGGCGATGGGGAACCCCGGCCGCTACGGAGAAAAGTGGCTCAAGGGCTATCAGCGATCGATGTATCCCGCGTCGTCGGCGCTGCGTGATTTCCGCCTGATGGGCGACGACCTCAAGCGCCTGCGTATCGATGTCCAAGACTTTTATCGCGAGAGATTGCCGGGGTTTTCAAATGACCTGCAGCCACGGCGCGACTTGTGGGGTCGGCCAACGGACTACTCGTATTTCTCGAGCCCGTACCAACCCAACGATGTCGATAAAGAAATCGTGCGTCTGAGGCTAGGTCTGTCGCCGCATCCAACGAGTTATTCCAAGGAGCTCGGACTTGAGGCAGATGAGATCGACTGGTTTCACGAGCGTGCAGGTAAATTGGCGTTTAATGGACTCAGCGAACTCATGGACCCGTCATCCGATGCGGGCGGGGAATACGCAATTCTGAGAGAAGCTAGTTTAGCAGGCAACGACGAGGCGTCCGAGACATGCAAGTTAATTATCCGCCGAATACTGAACAAGGCGCGCAAAGACGCGAAGTTCGAGTTGGTGTTGACAAGTCCACACGCTAACACATTGCAGCCGCTCATCCTAAAAATTGCGGAAGATTCAGAAGCAAGCAGCCAGGAACTGGACGACCTATTGCAACTTATTGAGGCCCAACGATGACCGTATCAACCACCACCCTGAAGGCGACGTTTTCCGGTAACGACAGTACCACGGTTTTTGCCTATTCATGGAAAATATTCGCTGACACTGAGCTCACTGTCATCGTGCGAACGACGGCCACGGGTACCGAATCTGTGCGCGCGATCGGCACGGGTAGCACAAACTACGCAGTCAGCGGCGTCGGCGAAACCAGCGGCGGAAATGTTACGTTTGTAACAGCGCCGGCGAGCACCGAGACCGTCGTGATTTTGAGAAACACGGCGCTGACGCAAGGCACCGACTATCAGCCTGCGGACCCGTTCCCGGCGGCAAGCCATGAGGACGCGCTGGACAAACTCACCCATGTGGTTCAAGAGCTCGACGAAGAGCTCGGCCGCAGCTTCAAAGTGTCGCGATCGGTGACTGACCTGACAACGTCTGAGTTCACCGACGCCGCCGCCACCCGTGCGTCTAAGGTTCTTGGATTTGATAGTACGGGCGCAAACTTGGAGGCCCAGCAGGAGCTGGGTGAATATCAAGGCAACTGGGCGGCGAGCACAGACTATGGGCTGCGTGACATCGTCAAGGATACGGACAACAACAGCATCTATATTTGCGTCACTGCACACACCTCGTCTGGATCGGTGCCGCTGTCGACCAACACAGATTCGGCCAAGTGGTCGTTGATCGTTGACGCGGCCAGCGCGACAACATCCGCCACTGCTGCGGCAACATCTGCCCAACTCGCAGACGACTGGGCAGTCAAAACCAGCGGTATAGTAGAAAGCTCAGAATATTCTGCGAAAGCCTATGCGTTGGGTGGCACCGGCGTAACGGATACGTCCGGTAAAGGTGCGGCGAAAGAATGGGCGACAGAAACAAGCGGCACGGTCGATACCTCCGAGTATAGCGCCAAAGAGTATGCAGTCGGCACGCAAGCATCGACTGGCGGCTCGGCTAAATCGTGGGCGCAAGACACTGACCAAGTTAATGGCGCGTCAACCAACGACCGTTCCGCGCAGAATTGGGCGCAGGGCGCGAGTATGACTGGCGCGACGCTGGGCGGCTCGGCGAAGGACTGGGCGCAAGTTACCGGCGGCACGGTCGACGGCACCAATTACGCCGCGAAGGAGTGGGCGCTGGGGACGACCGTGGCTGACGGCTCGGCGAAAGACTGGGCAGTCCTTGCCGAAGACAGCGCGGTCACAGGGTCCAGCTACTCCGCGCTGCATCACGCCGCGAAGGCGGCAGCTAGCGCCACCACGGCCTCGACGCAAGCGACGAACGCTGCGACATCAGCAACTTCATCAGCCACACAGGCCAGCAATGCCTCAACCTCCGCCAGCGCGGCATCGGCTTCCGAGGCAGCGGCAAGCGCTTCAGAAACCGCAGCCGCGAGCGCGGCCAGTGCAGTCGGCCTGCAATTCGCGTTTGACTCGTCCACCACAATGGCCGATCCCGGCACGGGCGACTTCAGGCTGAACCATGCCACCGTCGCCTCGGTTTCCGCCATAGCCCTGGACGCGACGAGCGCCGATACCGGCAATCCAGATGTCTCTGACTTCGTCGCAACTTGGGATGACTCGACTTCGACACTGAATGGCCACCTGATCTTGAAAAAGAAGGGTACGCCCGCCACATTCGCGATCTACACGGTCGGCGCGGTGACCGATAACACGGGCTGGCTCCAGGTGGCGTTGACGCATGTCGATTCGGCCGGATCGTGGAGCGCGGCCGACGTTGGTTATCTACAGTTTATCAGGCTGGGTGACAAGGGGGACACCGGGTCCACCGGGTCCACCGGATCGACTGGCGCCACGGGCAACAGCGCCGGCCTGCTTATGGCCTTTGAGACGACGACCACAGACACAGATCAGGGCGCTGGCAAGGTGTGGCTCAACAATTCGCCTGCCAGCGCGACAGTCGTCTACATGGACGACCTTGAGGCCGGTGGGGCCAGCATCAACGCACTCGTTGACACCTGGGACGACAGCACCACGACGGCGCTGCGCGGCACGATCTCGATTTATAAGAACTCCGCGCCAGAAAACTTTCATATCTACAATGTGACCGGGGCATGTACATCGGCTTCGACGTACACGAAAATTGCCTGCACGTTCGTTCAATCCTCGGGCACGATATCCGACGGCGATGCAGTCTCCGTGCAGTTTCAGCGCAGCGGAGACGTCGGGGCAAGTGTATCCACTGCCACTACATCGGCTGAAGGGAAGGTTGAGTTAGCCACAACTGCTGAAACTGTTACTGGGACAGATACCGGAAGAGTGGTTACTCCAGCTGGTTTACATGGAGCCCTAGCAGGCTTAACGGACACGACGATTACAGCAAGTGATACACTTATATTTTCCGATGCAACGGATTCAAACGCGCTAAAGGAAGACACGGTTCAAGGGGTACTTGATCTTGTTCCCGATGCCGCCGCAGATGCAAAGGGCAAAGTTGAGCTTGCTACAACCGCTGAAACTATAACAGGAACTGATACTGCTCGTGCTATTACCGCCGCAGGACTTCATGGTGCTTTAGCCGGCTTAACCGATACAACTATCGTAGCCGCAGACCAAATAGTTTTCGCAGATACAAGCGATAGTAATGCTCTAAAAGAGGACACAGTTCAAGGAATTCTCGATCTAGTTACAGTAAATAACGGTGATTGGTCAGGCGCTGATTTGTCAGTCGCAAATGGCGGAACAGGAGCATCTACTCTTACGGCCAACAATGTTCTCGTCGGTAACGGGACTTCCGCCATTGGATCGATAGCGCCCTCGACAAGTGGAAATGTTTTAACCTCTAACGGAAGTGCATGGACTTCAGCCGCAGCGTCTGGTGGTGGTGGTGCGTGGTCAGTGAAGGCGTCGGGTACATTTTCGGGAGCGTCCGAACTCGCAATCACGGGCATATCCAAAACAACCATCTTGGAAGTTACCGTCACAGACGACAACGGCGCGAATATTCACATGCTGGTCAGCACCGATAATGGCAGCAGCTATGCGTCCAGCAGCTATAAATACGCAGAGCATTTCATGCGCTCCAACGATCCTCTGATCTACAATAACTCAAACAGTACGTCGCTGATAGACATGGGCGGTAGTGGCGACTCTGATGGGGAACATTTTGTACGGATTTATTTACCTACGCCCGCCGAAAGTTCCATGCGCCACCAGTGGCAATATACGAGCATGTATAATAGGTCATCCGATATGTACACGAAGACGGGAATGGGAGGCCATAACACTGAACAGGATATCGACGCTGTTAAGATTAAGCCCAGCAGTGGCACCTTTGACGGCTCATATATTATTACGGAGTTGAACTGATGCAAAAACACGTTGTCAATCTCTCTACTGGGAGCGGTGAGGTAGTTACGCTTAATTCCGCTGAGGAGACTCAGAGAGCAAACGAAATTGCCGCATGGGAGGCTGGCGCTGCGGCCAGGGCTGCTGAAGAAGTTCAGATGAATCGCCGCGCCGCCTATCAAGAAGAAGCTGACGGGTTGTATTTTAAGGAGCAACGCGGCGAGGTGGCGGCGGGAACGTGGGCGGCGAAGGTAGCTGAAATCAAGGCGAGATATCCTAAGTAGAGGAAATTACATGAAAAAGTTTGTGATCGGGGCGGCCTT